TATAGATCGTTGTACTTGTCGTACTGATACTTCCAGTTGCTATCCATGATAGCGAATGATGTTGAAGTTAAATTGTTGCGGAAAGAGACAATTGAAGTTACTGGATCAACAGCTTGACAATTTGCAAGCGTTGGTGATACAAAGGCAACGCAGTCTCTACGACCAACTGCTAGGGAAATAACATTTGCAGCAAGAATGTCATCTGCTGAACCAGACATTACAAGGCTGATATCAACGTTATCCGTTGAAGCAAACTGAGCATATGCTGTTTGCACATTACCAGTTGTTGGTGTTGCATCAGTACCACGAACGAAGCTGACACCGTTTAGATTTTCACCAGCGAAGGCATGAGTTGCATTTGCCGCAACACCCCAAGTTGAGTTGTTTGGACCCATTGCATAGATGTAACGAGAGTTGATATAAAGGACATCGCGGTAATAAAGACTCTCACCTGTCTCACCCTTGGCATTTGTTGCCTTAGAGACATTAGCAAACCTTTCAATAACCGTGTTTGGTGTTCCAGTGAACAAACCATCTTCGTCGATGACCGCAATGTGCATTTCATCATTTGCGTCTGACTTATGATTTGCAGCAACAAAGGTTGAAGTTCCTGGGGCAGCATCGAAGTATGGTGCATATGTCCATGTTGTGAATGCTGAAGAATTTGCGTTAGCGCAAACAGCAACCTTTAGAGAGTTACCGACAGCACCAGGATAGCGAGCAGCAAAGAGAATATTTGAGTTTGCTGCTGTGAAGAAAGAGGTGAAGTAGTGATCTTCGCTTCTTACCTTCACATTTGATGTGAACGAACCTGATGCCACATTAAGAGCAAGAGCACTATTGAGTGTTTCGGCGTCTGCACGAGAAACAAACAAGCTGTTGCTATATGACAAGAAGTTTGCAGCAGTAAAGAAGGTAAGAGCTGTCGTTGAATCTGGTTTACCATATAGTTCAACGAGTTGATCTTCTGAACCAACCTGTCTTAGAAGGTCAATTGGACCCCACTGAAACGCGCCAGCGATCGCGCCAGTGGATGTAGAAACTGATGGGACAACTGTTGTTGCGTCAATTTCGGATACATTCACGCCTGGAGATACTTGAAAAGCCATGTTTTTGCTCCTGTCTTGGAGATAAAGAAACTTACGAGTTATTTAGTATTTTGGGTTTTTTAACGGTCAATGACATCCCACAGAGCACCATCGGCGACAAATCTTCGATCTGGATTATCAACATCCACATGCCCTGCAAGGAAGGTTGGTAATGCCTCTTCTTCAATTTGTCTCAATTGATCTTCGTGCAGTTTCTGCTTTATATTTGTGTTTGTCATATCAGCAAAAAATTGCTGGTTTGTCATCCACGAGAACAAAACAAGGCACATTACAAGGTCGTCGTGACTTCCTTCTTCAGCCTCAAAACTGCCACCCTTTGCAATAAAGGTGGAGAGTTCTGAGATCACATCGAAATCTTGAATAAGAATTTTTTGTCCTTCAACTAAATTCTTAAGAATAGAACAGCCGAGTCTCTTAACAGACTTTGTGGTTCGTATTCCACGCTGAGATCTATTTCCATATCCCCAAGTAAGGGCAATCTTCCCTTTTAGATCGACTGTAGAGAGAATATTCTCATACTCATAGTCTTCGAAAAGAGAATCAGCAATTTGTTGTCCATTGTCATTAATTTCTACAAGAACCTGAGCCTGATTATAATAATCAGCAATCTGTTTAATGATTGATGGATAAACTAATGGACTTATATTATTATCCTTATAGGTCGCCACGAGCCTGTATGGGATTTGTGTAATATCAATCGTTATACAAGCAGAATAGTCTAATCCTCGACCACGAGAGGTATCGACAATAACCGCATAAGAATGCTCTGGAATTGGCGCCCCGTATATCTTAATTCCAGTTTCAGAGACATGCTGCGGTTTTACAAATGCAAGAGATTTAAGAGCTGCAGCAGATAACAGAGTGCCAGCGGAACCCATAAACTCGCATTCCATTTCTTGAAGAAACTTTTCTTCCCCGAGTATTTTTCTTTGATCGTCAGCCCATGCTTGATCACGACCTGGCACTTGACGCCAATTGGCTTCGATATGCTTAAATCCGTTTTGACCCTCAACAGCCTCCGTCCACATTCTATAATAATGGTTCATACCATTTGGTGTGGAAGAAATTAGAATCTTAGATTGCGTACCAGAAGAGATAGTTGGATAAACAGAGGTGAAGAATTCATCGGCAATATTACTTGGAACGAATGCGAACTCATCAAGATATAGTAGTGAAATAGAGTAACCACGAATTGCACTAGATGCCGTAGAAGTAGCCATTATACGACAATTATTTTCTAACTCAATGTCGCCCTTGTTCCAAACACGAACACCCTGCTGAAGCCAGAGAGGTAAAGATTCGTATGCAATTTTAATTCGATTTAAAATTTCACGAGCTGTTGGTGCTTTGTTAGCAAGAATCGCGACAAACTTATCTTCATTGAATAATATGTACCATAAGATATATCCGACAACCATCGTGGTCTTACCAACCTGACGACCTGCCTTTACAATTACTCGGCGACTATCATTGATGTCTTGAACTGCTTGCTTTTGAAATGGATATAAAGAAATCTGCACAAAGCCTTTATCAAGTGTAATGATCTTGACATAGTTTTCAATAAAGTAAACGGGATCTTTTGAACAACGAATAAACTCACGGATCTGATCTTCCGTAAGTTGCATTGGCATATTAACTCGTTTTAACTTAGGATTACCAAGATAATGTTTGAGTTTAGCTGTTATTTGATTCATTTTTTAGTTGCTTCAATAGTTCAGCAGTGCTTCCTACAAACACTGCTTTATCTACATTAATATTAGTTGGTCCCTGCTGCTCTGCCTTTTGAGGGTTCAATTCTTTTTGCTGCTTTTGCAAAATCATAAGTTTCTCTGTGACATCAGAGAGATTCTTAATCATATTTGCTGCTACTTCATATGCTCTTGGGTGCTGAGATTCTTTTGCAACTTCTAGAATACCATCGAGTGCTTCATTGCCTTTCTCAATGAGATTATAATAGTTTGCCCGCGAATAGTTTGCATCTGGATTATTTTCGTCAGATTGATGTATTGTTATTGGCTTATCCTCTTGAACTACAGGAATATAATCTGTGTTCAAGATCTCAGCCAAATTTTTATCAGTATCACTCATGTTATATCAGGGAAGTCCTGCACAGTTTCGTCAAATCCAAATGCAGTATTTGGTGTTGCTGTATTTGGAGTTGGTTGAACAGTCAATTTAGAAAGTTGAGCCTCATTTGTACCAAAGCTCGCAATATTGTATGATGCATTAGAAACAACACCAGTAATATATCTTCCTGTCTTTATGATACCATTAACATCTGTCACAACTAGATTATTACTTGTTGGATTCCAAGAGTATACAAATGCGGTTACATTTGCTGAGTCAAGTTTTTCTCCCTCAAATACCAATTCGCCAGTTTGGAATGTTCCAGAACCGCCAGTATTTGATACGGTGATAAGTCTTTGATTATCAGAATTGAAGATACCATTGAATGTGTTTGCAGTAACCTTGCGAATAATTTCGCGAGAAACAATCGGACCGTACATATATCCTTTTGCAACAAATACTAATGACCATGTAATCATACGAATAGGATCTGCTCCACCTGTATCTTCTACTGTTTGATTTACACTCTGTAGAATAAATGGGATATCTGTTTTTTGGTCTGCAAGTCCCAAAAAATCAATAGTCATTGTATAGTCTGGATTAAAGAATGGAAGAATTTGTTCAACAATTTGTGTGCCATCTTCGGCATTTCGAACATAGATGTTTAATGTGAATTCAAAATCATATGGAGTTGTTCTTAATGCTTTTACAGTTGTTGCTGACTCAGCAGAAAAACTTTCAGAAAATAAGTTTCTTTTTCTGAGAGGATCATATATAACATTTGTCAACTCGAAACTCATTCTTGGGAGAGTTAGCTGAACTTCTTTTGTCAGTTCAGGATCTTGAGTAATTCTTTGATAGAATTTTTCTTTTTGGGCATATTGCAAGGGAACAATAATTCTTTCAATTTCTATTGTCCCTGCTCTATTATAACGAACAAGGCGAATGTCATTGAATAGTGTACCAAATGCCACTACCATTTTGCGGATAATTCTATGATAAAAATGCGAACTAGAAAACATTATGGCTCACCGAATGGGTTGGCTTCGCTGAAGTCTAGAATATTATCTGCTTCAGTCTCAATACGGAAATTATCTTGCATACTCTCGTCATTTGCATTCTTCAACATATCAGAAGCAGTTGCAAGAGTATATCGTGCATTGCTAGAATTGCCAATGATTAATGTGTTAGCTGCAAACGCACCACGAATATTTCTAAGTTTAAGTTTCAAGGATGGCTTATCCCAATTTATCACAACACCACGAACTGTAGATGAGGCTAGAGAAGATCCTTGATATACCCACTCTTCTGGTGTGTAAGTTCCAGTGCCGCCAGAGGATACCACATAGTCTGTAGCAATTGCCTGTTTATCAGCAATGCGATCGATCTCTGACATACCTGTATTCAAATACTCGCCATTATACTTGAACGCTTCGACAGTTAACCCATACATATATGGGTTTCGAGCATCTTTACCTAACTGGAAAAAGTTCTTTTCTTCTTCAACAAATTTAATTTCCATCAATTTAAATTGCACAGGAAGATAAATTAGATCACCTTCTTTCGGAACATTGCTAGTTACTTTTGAAGCAGAGGTGACATATCTTTCAAATGTTCTTCTTGCCATGCATAGTTTTGCAGTTTCTTGAATCTCAAGACCAAACTTTCCGAAGAATTCTTTATTGCCTTCGTAGTCTTGGAATGACTCAAGATACATCTCAATCTTAAATGCTTGTGAGAATGTTTTGACTGGATCATCACCAAAGAGT